ACAACTGGATGGCAAAAAGCAAGAATTAACAAGTGAGAAAAATAAACTTTCAAAAAAACTTGTTGATTGTGAAGCAAGTATATTAAAACTACACCGTGAATATGGCTCATTAGAACAGAAATATTCTGATCTCCTAGCATCAAAAGACGAACTATTGAAACTACGAGATGAATATGCTGCTATTGCTATGTTTGAAAAAGCCATGCACAGCAACGGAATTAGTTATGATATTATCAGAAAGAAACTTCCAGTAATAAACGAAGAAATTGCAAAAATTCTTTCAAATATTGTTGGATTTGAAATTTTCTTTGAAGATGATGGAAAGAAATTAGATATCTTAATCAAGCACCCAAAATATGATCCACGTCCTCTAGAACTTTGTTCGGGTGCCGAAAAAAGCTTGGCTGCTATGGCAATCCGTTTAGCATTAACTAAATTAACTACTTTACCTGTCAGTGACGTATTTATATTAGATGAACCAGCAACTGCTCTTGACGAAGAAAATATGGAAGGCTTTATGCGTATAATTGATATGTTGAAATCACAATTTAAAACAATTATACTTATTTCTCACTTGCCAGAATTGAAGGATGTTGCTGATCTGCAAATAACTATTGATAATGTTGATGGTTATGCACATGTGGAGGCTTAAATGGATATGGCAAAGTATAAACAAGAAATATTAGATAAATTAGTAGGTAAAGCAGTGAGTAGAAAACTTTTAGTTTGGCTGGTTGCAACTGCAGGAGTTCCGTTACATTTTATAACTGGAGAAGAATGGATGCAAATAAGTATGATATATATCGGCTCACAAGCAGCTATGGACTTTGTTTTGCAGTATGCAAAAGTCAAACAGGGCGGCACCCAGCAAACATAGAGTTTGTGAAACTCTTATAAAATGGTTCTACACCGGTGTAATTTTACTCGGTGTAGTTTCCGTTTTAATAGAAATATTATCATCGGAGAAAAGGTATAAATGAAAATTTTAAATTCAATATTAGAAACACTTAAGAAATTTTGGTATTTTTTTGCTATACTCTCTTTAACTGCTCTTGTTTTAGTTGTAGGATTTATTGAAAATTCTAAAATTGCAGGTTTAGCTAATTCCATTAAAGATATAATTGGAAGTTATAAAAATCAGATTAAAAAAATAGATAGACTAGCAGATGAAAGATCTTCAAAAGATAGACAAACATTACAAACCTATGAAGATAGAGAAAAAGAATTAAAAGCGCAAAGGGAAGCTGCTTTGGCAAAAGTAAATGCAAAAAAGATTAAAGTAGTAGAAGAATTGAAAGATGAATCAACAGAAGAAATAGCTAAAAAAATGAAAGAAGAGTTTAAACTATGAGAACATTATGCTTAACGATATTTTTCTTATTTTCTTGTACCTCATATGCCCAAGTTTCGCTAGAAAAAGGTCAAGTCGCACCAGAAGCGGGTATCTTTCTAACAAAAGAACAAGCTGCAAAAGTAATCGCAGAAAAACAAGCGGCAGAACAAATATGCAAAATAAATCTAGACTCAGCAGTAGAGCAATTAAAAGCAAGATGTGAATACGAAAAAGGTTTATTAAATAACGAACTTTTTTATGAAAAAAGTAAGTTTACAGAGATAAGTAAACTTAGAGATGTTCAAGACGAGAAGCTATACGATAGAATTTCTGACAGTGGTGATAATCTTTACTGGTTTGCTGGTGGAATTGTTGCTGGAGCCGCAACAGCCGCAGCTGTTTCTATAAGTATAGTTTTAGTTATAAATCAGGTAAATCCATGACAGATTGGGATAAAATAGCTGCTATAGAAAGAGCAGTAAAAGAAAAATATGGCGATAATGCTATTCATAACCCAAAAGCAAATTGGAATGAAGATAAAGAAAAAAATTATATAGAACAAGTAAAAAAACAAAGCATCGAAGAATCTAATAAAATACAAAAGTTAGAAACAATACAGGAAAATGGGTTTTTAGTAAAGAAAAAACTATTTACTACGAAAACAAGCAGGGTTTGTCCTGTAAAAGACTGTAAACGTTATTCTTTTAATTTAAAAGACGATGTTTATATGAATAAATTTGATTGTTGTTACGAATGTTATATAAAATTTGTTGAAGGTCGTGAAGAACTTTGGCAAGAAAGAAAGAAGGTGATGTGTAATGGTAGTAGCGAAACTTGAAGAAGTATTAAAAGTTTTAGAAGACTGCAGAGTCGATGCTCTAAAAGTTGAAAAGGGTAATCGTTCAGCAGCTACGCGTCTTCGTAAAGATGCTGCAGCAGTTTCAAAACTCTTAAAACAATTAAGAGCAGATGCACTAGAAGCTGTAAAAGAAGCTAAAACAAAAGATGCTTGATAATAAACCACAAGGAGACGATATAAATGGCTGATTTAATGGAAGTAATAAAGGGAATTTCGCAAGTAATGGCGAACACATATGACGGTGCACGTGATGAAAAGGGTGAACCAATCAAAACAGGCTTGCGTCGTGAAAAAGTTCCAGCATTTACCAGCTGTGATTGTCGTCTCCTTGATGGTTTTAGAGCACGTGTAACTCATTATTCAGATAAGAATAATTCTTTTCCTTGCTTGATTGTTTCATATCAAAGTGAAATTAAACTTGAAGAAGCACACAAGCCAGGTTTGGCTGATGATGTTGAAGAACATATAGCAGAAGCACTTAAATATCTTAAAAAAGAATTTAAGAAAGTTACCGGTAAAGAATTAAGTGTTGAAAAACATGGTGACATGAAAATGCTTGTTGAAGAATTGTCAAAAATTCGTACACAAGTAACAGCTCAATGTCATTATAAAATTGGCAGTATTGATATGCCAAAATTAGAAGACAAAAAAGATGCTGAACGTAGTCAACAACTACAAAAGTGGTTAGCTTTAGGTGGTCTTAAAAAATGAGAATAACAAAAGCTAGATTTAAACAAATTTTAAAAGAAGAAGTTGAATCGTATCTTTATCAAAAAGAAGGGCGTTTCATTATTGAAGAATCTCTTTTAGAAACAGATTTAGAAGAAGAAAAATCAACCCGCGCTGATCTAAACAGAGCTATTAAAAATGATCAAGAAGAAAATGAAGAAAATCAACTAGAACAATCAGATGTATATCTAGATGAAAATGACGATGTAAAAGAAGATGCTCTATTTGCAAAAGGTGGAGAGCATCAAAAAATTAAACCAAAATCTAGAAATGGTAGAATTATACCAAGTATTAAAAAATAAAGATGATATATGAGTTATGGTCTTACAAAAGAGCAAATTAAAGATGAAATAAAAAAGTGCGGGAAAGATCCTGTTTACTTTATAACAAACTTTTGTAAAATCAGTCATCCGGATAGAGGCTTAATACCATTTTCTTTATATAATTATCAGATTCAAACTATAAAAGATTTCGAAGATTATAGATTTAATATAGTTTTAAAAGCCCGCCAGCTTGGTTTATCAACCGCTGTTGCGGGTTATATTGCTTGGATGCTTCTTTTCCGTCGTCAAAAGAGCGTACTTGTTGTCGCGACAAAACTTGATGTTGCGGCTAACTTGGTAAAAAAAGTTAAAAAGATGATCAAATATGCGCCAGAATGGTTGCGCATTGCTAATATATCTATTGACAATAGAAACAGTTTTGAATTAGATAACGGCTCGTGGATTAAAGCATCTTCAACTAGTGAGAGTGCCGGTCGTTCTGAAGCTCTTAGTTTACTTGTAATTGACGAAGCTGCATTCGTTGATGGCATGGAAGAACTTTGGAAGAGTATATTCCCTACACTATCAACTGGTGGTAGATGTGTAGCTATATCTACACCAAACGGCGTTGGTAATTGGTTTCACGAAACATATACAAATGCTGAAAATGGTGCAAATGACTTTCATCCAATAAAGCTAAATTGGGATGCACATCCTGAAAGAAATTTGGAATGGTTCGAAGCAACCACTAGAAACATGAACAGACGCGACGTAGCGCAAGAATTGGAGTGTTCATTCAATGCTAGTGGTGAAAGTGTAATACATCCAGAAGACTTAGAATTTTTAAGAAAAGAAATAATAGAACCAAAGTATAGAACTGGATTTGATAGAAATTATTGGATTTGGGAAGAGTATAGACCAGAATTTAAATATTTATTAGTAGCAGATGTAGCCAGAGGAGACGGTAAAGATAACTCCGCATATCATGTTATTAAAATAGAAACAATGGAACAAGTAGCAGAATACCAAGGAAAAATTGCTCCAGATATATATGCAGATATGCTATTTCAAACCGGTCGTGAATATGGTAATGCTTTGTTGGTGGTAGAAAATAATAATATTGGGTACAATGTATTAGAAAAATTAATAGAAAGAAAATATCCACACATATATTATTCAATTAAATCAACACATGAATATATTGAACAGTTACAAGCAGAATATATTAATAATAGCGTGCCTGGTTTTTCAACTACCCCTAAAACAAGACCACTTATTGTAGCGAAACTTGAAGAATTTATAAGAAATAAAATATTAAAAATATACTCTCAAAGAACTGTAGAAGAATTAGCTACCTTCGTTTGGAATAATGGACGTCCAGAAGCTATGAGAAATCGTAATGACGATTTAACAATGTCGATTGCGATAGCTTGTTGGGTAAGAGATACTGCTTTAAACATTGCAAAAACTGATGTAGAATATAGCAAAGCAATAGTCAATTCAATTATGATTGCAAATACAAGAATACAGACATCTATACCCGGTCAGACCGGATACAATAAAAGCTATTCAGTTGATACAATTAACAAAGATGAATTGAAAAAAATGCATGAGATGTATAATTGGCTTTATAAGGGATAAATTAAATGGCTGATAACAATAAACCTATCAATAGAAGTGATTTTAGAAATATTACGATTAATCCCAAAGGCTCAAGGATCAATCAAGATAACAATCCGTATAATCCAGAAAATAATCTCTTTAAAAGATTAACTAGACTTTTTTCTGGTCCAATTGTTAATCGTCGTCAACAAAACTATAAAAGCGAACGCCGCCGTAGATTAGATAAGTATAATTTTAAATCCGCTCAAGGTCAGCAATTTAAAAAGTCTTCATATAATCCATTTGATTATGTCCATTCACAAAGCATGGCTAACCAAAACCGTGCTGAAAGATATGTCGACTTCGAACAAATGGAATATACACCAGAAATCGCTTCAGCACTAGATATTTATGCTGATGAAATGACAACCAGCAATTCATTAGAAAAAGTATTGACCATTGATTGTCCTAATGAAGAAATAAAAAGTGTTCTTGAAGGGCTTTATTACGATATTTTAAATATTGAATTTAACTTGTTCGGATGGAGTCGAACAATGTGTAAGTTTGGTGATTTCTTTTTATATCTAGATATCGATGAAAAAGAAGGCATCAAAAATGCAATTGGTCTTCCACCGTATGAAATTGAACGTATTGAGGGTGAAGACGAAAAAAATCCAAACTATACTCAATTCCAATGGAATAGTGGTGGAATGACTTTTGAAAATTGGCAGATTGGTCACTTCCGTATTCTTGGAAATGATAAGTATGCTCCATATGGAACAAGTATTCTAGAAGCTGCGCGTCGTATTTGGCGTCAATTAACACTATTAGAAGATGCCATGATGGCATATCGTATTGTTCGTTCTGCTGAACGTCGTGTGTTTTATATTGATGTTGGCAACGTTGCTCCAAATGACGTAGAGCAATTTATGCAAAAAGCAATGACTACTCTTAAACGCAATCAAGTAGTAGATGAAAAGACTGGACGTGTAGATTTACGTTATAATCCTCTTTCAATTGAGGAAGATTATTTCATTCCAGTTCGCGGTCAACAATCAACAAAGATTGAAAGTCTTGCTGGTGGTCAATATACCGGTGATATTGATGATGTTAAATATTTAAGAGATAAACTATTTTCAGCTCTTAAAATTCCTCAATCTTATCTTGCGCGAGGTGAAGGTGGTGAAGAAGATAAGACAACTCTTGCACAAAAAGATATTCGCTTCGCTAGAACAATACAGCGACTCCAGAGAGCAGTTGTTTCTGAACTGGAAAAAATTGGTATTATCCATCTTTTTGTTCTTGGATATAGAAACGAAGATCTTGTTAAGTTTAAATTAAAATTAAACAATCCAAGTAAAATTGCAGAGTTGCAAGAACTTGAAACATGGAAGACAAAATTTGATGTAGCTAGCGGTGCAACAGAGGGATACTTTAGTCGTCGTTGGGTTGCTAAGAAAATATTTGGCATGACAGACGAAGAGTTCTTGAGAAATCAGCGTGAAATGTATTATGATAGTAAGTTTAAAGCCGCCGTTGAAAAGGCTGGTAGTGAAGCCGAAGCTGCAGCCGGTGATTCTGATGCGGGTTTGGGAGGATTATCATCGCCAGCCGGTGATACCGCAGCTGCCGGTGGTGGAGATATTGGAGGAATGGATTTGGATTCATTAACTTCTGAACCAGAAGGCGGCGCAGCATCTACTCCAGATAATGCAGCTCCAGGCGCAGAAAAAGAAACAGGTGCTGAAAGTGAAAGTAGCTTACTAGCTGCTCCGGGTAAACGCGATGATAGAATGACTAGTACACCAAAATCTAAACATAAACTTTATTTACCAGCAAAATATAGAGGTGGTGATAAAAGAGATATTGGAGCTAGAGCTAGAAATATTTCTTCTCAATGGGGACAACAATCTACTGGAAGAAGTACGAGAAACAGACTAGGTAGTGGAACTTTAGAATTATCTAGACTAGGGACAGGTATTTACGAAGAATATGAAAATAGTTATAATGAAGAAATAATTAGTGAAAATAAAGAAAGCAAAAAAAATAATACTATTGAAGAACAAATAATGTCCAACAATAACGATTTACAAAGTCTTTTAAAATCTTTAGCTAATAAAAAAATGGGTAAAAAAGATGAACAAGATTAAACACAACAAGAAAAGAAATACTGCATTTCTATATGAAATCGTTATCAGAGAGATAACTCAATGTATATTGGAGAAAAAAGAAAGAGAAAAAAAATATTTATTAGAACTTTGTAAGCATTATTTTTCTTCAAATAATATATTAAAAAAAGAATTAGATTTATATAATGCTCTTAATAATACTTTTGAAGTAGAAAAAGACATAGCTGAAAAAATCTTAAGAGAAGCAAAATATCAATATGATATATTAGATAAAAAGAAAATATTTATCGAGCAAACAAAATTAATTAATAATTTAAACAATTTTAATAACGGAAAAATATTTTCTAATTTTGTACCGGATTATAAAAATTTAGCTACAATATCTCAAGTATTCAATAATTCTATTGCTATTAAAGAGAAAGTACTATTAGAAAATAATATAGTACAAAAAATGTGCTCTCTTAAAGAGAATACTGAAAATACAAAGATGGAAACTCTAGATACTTTAGCATATAAAATGTTTGTTAAAAAATTTAATGAACAATATGGTTCTACATTATTGGGAGAACAAAAAGATCTTATTACAAGATATGTAATGAGTTTTGCTGATAATGGACTAGAGTTTAAAATATTTTTAAATGAAGAAATAGATAGAATTAAAAAAGAATTGAAAAAATCTCTAGAAAATAAAAATATATCTGCAGATCGGTCAATGACAGAAAAAACAAATTTAATATTAAATAAAGTCAATATGTATAAAGAAAGAAATATCGATTCCTTGATGATTCAAGAAGTATTAAAAATACAATCTTTAATTAAAGAAATAGATTCAGAGGAAGAAAATAAAAATGGCTGATATATTAGTTAAACTTTCCGATCAAAAGCCACAACAAAATCAAGGCGATAATCTTCCGAATCCGCCCGAACAAGAACCAGTAACGTTAAAGTTTAAACTAAACGCTAGAAGAACTTTAGATGGAAATATTATTATCTCCGATCATCCAGAAATAGATATTGTAATAATGCCAGAAAAAATGAAGGTATTAACATTTTCAAAAGAAAATTTTGACGATACAGTATATGAAACACAAAATAGATTAATGAAATTTCTTTTTAAAAAAGGAGTTATAGTCTATGATAGTATATGTGGCGGCAATGTTTATGGTTCTTTAGAAGCAAAAATACAACAACCATCTAAAAAATATCCAATTGATGATATATTGTTGATGGTTTTAGCTAAATTTATTGAAGAAGAGAAGCCATCATTTATATATAAAAAATCTGTTGAAGATTCTTATATAGACAATTTGACTAGCCCAGATGATGAAACCAGTACGGATCTAGGTGAAGTGCCAGCAGCTCAAGAAAAAGGTTCTGTTCCAATACACCAAGTTCGTCGTTATGCATATGGTTTATAATGGATAAAATATTAATATTTATTTTAAGCTGTTCCGGTTTAACTCAAATATTGTGTTATGCCAGCATATTAAACTTTTTAAGACCAAAGACTGGATTATTGGGAGAATTGTTTAGATGCAGTATGTGCACAGGATTTCATGTTGGCTATTTAATGTATATGGCTTTTTGGTATTCTGGTATACATTTATTCCCACATTTTTATATTGGTTGTCTAATTTATGCGTGTACTTCTTCATATTGTAGTTATATTTTAGATAAAAGCTTTAATGATGAAGGTATTTCAATTAATTTAAAGAACAAATACTAGTTAGAGAATATTTATAAAGTACGAGGATTATATGAATTTAATTAATCAAAATATTAAAAAATGGTTTCTTCCACAAACCAATACAAGAAACTGTTGCAAAGGAAGCCATACCATGCGGGTCGCGCCCGCATATACATATTTTACTAAATTAATGGAGTACTAGAGATGAACGTTACAAGAGAAGAAATTAATCAAATTATCAGACAAGAACTAAGAGAAGCCGTCAAGAGAGGCGAACTAGACGAAGGTTTTCTAGATAAATTGTTAGGTCGTGGTGATTCCCCAGAAGACCTAGGGTTTGTTACTTCTGATAAAGTAAAGAAAGATCTAGATGGCGTTCAATCTGCAATATCAAAATTAAAGAGTACAGCTAAAGATCAACAAAATAAAGAATTATATTTAGCTGTTAATTCTGTTTCAGATAAAGTAGCTGAATTATATTCAATGACAACTCCAAAAGGTGAAGTTGGTAGAATGGCTCCAGCACAGCGTGGTCCCGGTGCTGCTGTTACTAGTATGAAAAACATGATGAATGATCTTCCAAATCTAAGACCAGGAACTGCTGCTTCACCAGCTAATGCTAAAAGATTATTAAAATATGTGTTTCAACTTAAAAATGATGGTAGAGAACCAACTAGCCAATTAGAAAAACAAAAAATTGAGAATGATGCGCAATCAGCAATTAATGATCCAAACGTTTGGCAGCGTATGAAAGATGAATTTAAAAAAGCATATGAACAAGGTGTAGTACAAGCTGATAAATTTCCTGGTATTGGAAAAAGTGGCAGTAGAGTTATGGCTGGCGATTCTGCGCCGCGTGCCGGGTTTGCTATGTTTGAAGAAGAATGAAGGTTTAAGATTTAATGCATCTAACGATTGAAAAACTGGAAAATATAATAAAAGATCAATTAAAAGAAATTGATCTTTCCAGTTTTTTAAAATCAACAAAGCATAAATTAGCTCAAACTAGAGCACACTCAAAAACAGGTTTAGATTTTGATCAAATAGGTTCTGGTATAGCTGGTAATGTAGCAAAGCATGGATTGCCAGATTTAAGCAGTGATGAAGAAGAGCCAGAAGATAAAGAAGTTAAAACTGGTCAACTAGATCTTCCTATGGATATGCCAGTAACTAAAGATAGAAAAATACCTTTAGATTTACAGCGTCTTCAAAAACGATATTATGAATTGATGACTGATACTAGTGTTGGCAGAAGATCAAATGCAGATGAACAAGAGTTAATAAAAATTCAATCAATATTGCCTAGAGACTTAAGGGCAAAAATTGATAAACAAATAGCCGATCAAAAGGCTATACCAAAACAGAAAGAACCAGTTCAAGGTGGTCTATTTGATGCTCCACCGGTACAGCCAACAGAACCGGTGCAATCACCAATACAGAAAGTAGTTAAATCAACCGGAGAGGAAGAAACTGATACTGGACGTCCAGAAAAAACTGCCAATAAAAAAGAGAAAGTTTCCAAAGCTGCAAAAGCTCCAAAAGCTCCAAAAGCTCCAAAAGTCGATTATCTTACTGCGTTATTTGATAAAGTATATAAAAAATGGGATCAAGATCCAAGTAGAGTTAAAGCACTAGCTAGTCTACAAGGAAAAGAAAAAGATATTTTTCTTGGCAATAACGCTTTATGGACACAATATCTAGCTAAAAAAAATCAAGAAAAAAAGCTACAAGAACGATGGAAAAAATTAGCAGGAATTTTAAAAGGTTAATTTATGAACAAATATTTACTTCGTGAATACTTCGAACTTTGTGAAGGTGGCGTCTGTCAAGATTTATTGACAGAAGCTGAAAAAGTATTTGTCAAAGGTGGTGGCATGATGCTTACTGGTGTTATGCAACGTGCTGACGCAAAGAATGGAAATGGTCGTGTCTATCCAGAAAACGTATTACGTCGCGAAGTAGAAAACTATAAGAAACTCGTTACAGAAAATCGCGCTCTTGGAGAACTTGATCATCCGGACGAGTCTGTAATCAATTTAAAGAACGCTTCTCACATAGTTACAGACATTTGGTGGAACGGCAAAGACGTAATGGGTAAAGTTAAAGTATTAACAACACCATCAGGTCAAATCCTTAAATCACTTGTTGAAAGCGGCGTTAAACTTGGTATTTCAAGTCGTGGTCTTGGAAGCGTAAAAGAAAAAGCTGGATTAACATATGTTGAAGATGATTTCCAGCTTATTTGTTTTGATTTCGTTAGTGAGCCTTCAACAGTTGGTGCTTTTATGAGCTTAAGCGAAAGTAAAAAAGCACCTAATATATTCAATAAATCAGACAAAATTAACCGTCTGCTAAATGATATCATAGGTGCAAAATGAAAAGAAGTGATTTAAAAGAGATTATAAAGCCAATCGTACAAGAA